GTTCGGGCAGCTGGCGCGGCCGACGTTGACAACGTTGCCGGCGATCGAGCACACCCACACGATCTCGGGCTTCGTAGAACCGATCGAGAGCATCATGTTCGCCACCATGCCGGCGGTGCTCTTCAGAGTGATCGCGGTGGAGCTCGACGTGATGCTCCCTACGAGGGCCGTCTTGACGTTGTTTCGCGCTATGCCGAGCTGCGCATCGGTCACCGCGCTGCCCGGGTAGACCGCGGTCTGGGCAGATATCCGCGGAACGCTGGCGAGCGCCAGCAGCAGAAGTAAGGTTTTCATTGGGGGTTCTACTGGTTGGGCGCCGCCGGCGGCGGGCCCAGCTCGATCTGGCCGTTGATCTCGACGATTCGGCCCTTTGACCTGGCTGCGTTGTCGCGCAGCTCCTGCGACACCGGCCGGCCGTAGCTTGGGGCCAGCACGATCGCCAGCTCCTCGACCAGGGCGAGCTCGTAGCCCGGGACCGGGAAGGTGATAGCGGTGCTCAGGGTGGCAAACGTGGTCAGGGCCAGCCAGTACGAGAGCTCGATCGCGGCCGCGGCCTGCGGGATCGGATGCACTCTGAGGTTCTTCAAGGGAGCCGCGCTATCCTCGCCCAGCTTGGTGGGCATCGAGCCAGTCGCCCATAGGGCAAGCACCGCACTCGCCGGCATGCCGTTCGCCAGGTACTCGACCACCGCGGGCCTGGCGTTGTGGTCGAGGCTCTGCTCGAATACGCCCATCGGCATCACCGCGCAGCCCTGCTGCAGGCCCTGGTAGGTAACGGTGGCGCCTTTGATCTTGATCGGCCGCGAGGCGATCGAGAAGTTGCCGCCAGAGCCCATCGTGTAGCTACCCACGCCTTGGGCGAGGGCAAACGAACTGACCGCATGGTTGAAGCAGACGATGCCCTCGAGCGACCAGCTGTCATAGATCCGGTTCAGCTGGATGAGTGCGTTGTTGCTCTCGGGCGTGGATGCGCCTTCGCCTGGCTGCGTCTCGCCGAGCTCCAGCAGCGCGGAGTCGATAATGTTTTGCGGGGTTAGCGACATCTACTTCCCGGCTTTCAGGGCCTTCGCGGCCGCCTTTGCCTGGGCCTTGGTGAGCTGCTTCGCCGGCTCTTCAGCTGCCGGATCCGCGACGGCATTGCCGCGCGCGGCGACTTCCGGATCCAGCTCGACGCCAGGCGCAGTCTCGATCCCGTGCGCCAGCGGCGACGTTTCCCAGCCCGCCTCCTCGGCTTCGGCCGATTCGATTCTGCGAGCAGGTTCGGTGCGGTGGAACCGCATGCTTGGGTATTCCATTGATGTTCTCTTTCGGGTTAAAACGGGGGCCAGAGGAGCCAGCCCCCAGGGGGAAGAAACGACAGGCCTTTAGAACTTCTCTACGGACGCCGAAACATTGGCCGCCGTATCGGAAGTGGCCGAAACAAACTGGAACTGCAGGACGTCGCCGGCGGCCACCGCCACCGAGTGAGCAACGTCGATGCAGGCGGCCGCCGCGGCCGTCGCACAGGCAGTAGTCCCCGTCGTGACGGTCAGGGCTGTCGCCGAGCCGTTCTTCGTAACGGTGATCACGTCCTTGTTAGAGCCGCCGGCGCCCGCTGCGGACAAAGTGACGCGCAGGTTAGCGATCGTGCCAGGAGCCGCAACAACGTACCTTGCGGTGGCGGTGGTTGCGCCGCTGCAGGCCGCGCCGTTCAGGTACTCGGTTTCGGCCGAGCCTGCGGTCCCGGTGCAGAACGCGCGCACAGTCTCATCCGAGCCGGCAGACATGGTGCCCTTGCCGATCTGAATGATCTGACCCGATGAGCGGCAATCGAAAATCTTGCCGTTTGTCGTGTTGATGATCGGCAGCACCAGTTCAGTGGCTGCAGTGCAGGCGCTGCCGATGGCCCGATCCGCCGCGGAGAACAACTGCGGCGCGCCCGGGTATACGATGGCGCCCGACACATGCGCCGAGGGGGCGAACCGACGGTCGACCACATAGCACGAGCTGCTCGTGCCCTGCGCGACCACCGCCATGGGCTCATAGTCAGCGAACAGAATGGTGCCCGGGGCGACGATGGAAGGCAGCACGATACCGGTGGTGGAGGCCACGCAGACTTGCCCGTCGGTCTTCGCGACCGCAGCGGACAGTGTGGTGGGAGTGAGCGTGAACGTCTGGGCGAAGGCCGCCGGGACGGACACCAGGGCGAGAATCAGTGAGATGTTTCGGAAGGTTTTCATGGTGTGATTTCCTTTGTGTGTTGCGTGTCGGATTAGCTGGTTAGCCCTCGATCGCGCAGGCCATCTCGCCGTACAATTTCGCGAAATCGTACAACACGTCGAAGCGGTTGATCTCCTTGCGGTACACGCCATCGAACGCGCGCACCATCGAGATCGAGATCTTCGTCTCGGGGTCAGTCACTTCGGTTACCAGAGCGCCCATCCCGGGCTCGGGATTGTTCAGGGGCACGCTGACGAACGCGAAAGCGTTTTTATGCATGAGCAGAGCCTGCGGCGTCACCGTGCCGGCGCCTGCGCCCGAGTCAACGGTGAGCAGCGCGCCATCGACTGCTGCCGACGTGAAGAACACGTTCTGATACTGACCGCTCGGCGTGATCGCAGGCGCGATCAGCGTGGCGGAAGTGCCATCCGACAAGCTGGAGGAATCAGCCAGTACAACGAAGGACAACAACCGGCCGGTCGATTGGTGAGTCTGCGGGTGGCTGGCGTAGTGGCCCGCGATCGTGAAGCGATCGCCGGCATTCAGCCGCGGCGCTGCAGCGTTGTTCCATGACTTTATGTTCAAGGTCATGGTCCCGTTGTTGCCGCCGTCGGCAGTCTGCAGCAGGTTGATCGCCGGCGCGCCACCGAGGGCTCCGACAGTGCGCGAATAGATCGTCTGATCCCGGTACACGTTGTAACCGAGTGAGTCGACCATTCGGCCTTGTTTCCACTGCTGCGTGATCGAGCCAGTCGGGTTATACAGAGACTTCACGCCCGAGACGAATTTGCTTGAGAACTTGCGGTTGATGATGAGCGCCAGCTCTTCGCCCTCGGGCAGTCCCTGCTCGATGAGGATGTCGCCAGCCGTCAGATACGGCACCTCGTCTGCGGGAGTTGTGCCAGGCGCGCCGGCCTGGTTCCACGTATTCAACGCGACGAACTTTGCCGCCTCCGCGTTGATCGTGCTGGCCAGCGCCATAGCCGCCGGCTTGCTGTACAGCTCGCGCACTTCGCGAATGGACAAGGTCTTTTCCACCGAGTCCCACTCGAAACCAACCTGCGCGACCTGGCTCACTTTGATCGGCGTCACCTGGTCGACCAGGGGCTGCGGATCGTACTTGAGGCCCTTGCTTACGGTGAAGCGGTAGGGCTTTCTCGCTTCCACCGTGGAGCCGACCTTGAATTTCTTGTTGGCGTACTCGGGGCTGATCGCGTGCGACATATTGGCGCACACGTTCAGCGAAGACCCGAGATCCATCAAGACGAGCTTCGCGAAAACGTTCGGAGTTACTACTGCGTTCGCCATTTTCTACCTTGTGAAGCGCCCACAGAGGAGCGCGGTTTCAGCCGGCCAGAATCTTGCCCATGGCCCGTTTAAACGTCGTCATGTCGGCTTTGTCGAGATCCACCGTTACCGGGGCTGTCGCCGAATCGATCGCTGCGGGGGGCTTGGGCAGAGGCTGTGCTGCTGCTGCTGGTTTCGTTTTAGGAGGTGTAAGCCGTGCTTCGAGCTTTCCGATCTCGCGCGCGATCGCCACCGGATTGCCGAGCCTGGCCATTGCCAGAGTCTCATCCTGGTGCTCGTGCATGTACATGAGAATTTCGCCGCCAACGTCGGAGCCTTTGATCAGGTCCGCTACGCCGGCCTCGGTGATGAACGGTCCCACGCTCGCGATCGCATCCTGAAAATCCGGATGTGTCGACGCCGCGGCCGTCGCTTCCCACTTGGCGTTGATCGCTTTCTGCGATTCGAGCTGCTGGCTGCGCTTGGCTTCTGTTGCGCCGGCCTGGTGGGCCTGCTCAAGCTTCCAGTCAGTCAACCGCTCGGAGTACTCGAGCTTTGCCTGCTCGAGCTCTTCCCACGTGCCTGTCCAATTCGCGATATCGGGCGGCGCGGGCCTTCCCGCGGGTTTCGCGGCGGGCTCCGCAGCTGCAGCTGCAGCCTCCACCGGGCCAGGTGGCGTGCTTTTCGCCTCCAGCTCCCTGCGTAGACGTGCAAGTTCGGCCTGTGCTTCGATATCGCGCTGGCGGGCTTCGTCGCGCTGCCGCGTGAGTTTCGAAAATCGCTTGTCGAGTGCGCTCTCTTCTTTCGGCTTGTCCGTTTCCTGGGGCTTGGCGGTTTCTGATTCCGCCGGCGTTTGTTCCGACGCCTCGGCCGTCTTTTCAGCCGGGGGCGTCACAGGGGTTTCGGGGGTGGCTTCGGCTTGCGCCGCTGCCGGTGCCTCGCTCAGTAAAGCGCGGAGCTCCGAGATGCTGGGCTCCGGACTGGGCGTGGGCGGTACTATCGTGTTCGTTGTTTCCATGAGTTTGTTCTCAAGTCTCTTTTCGGTGGTGAGGCCCCGCGGCCGTGAAGCAGAAATCTAGTGGACGAAGGCGCCCTTAATGCCGGCGCCGCTGGTCCCGCCCGTTGTGACTGGGTGGGCATCCTGCGTGAACGTGAGCACCTGGCCGCCGATCGTGACGGTGGCCACGCGCTGCCCGCCGCTGTTCGCCGCGACAGTGCAGTTCGCGGTGCCGTTGCCTGTGCCCGTTGAGCTCGTGGTGATCCAGGTATCCGAACTGACCGCCGACCAGGCGCAGCCCGCGCCGGCCGTAACCGCGATCGAGAACGAGCCGCTCGCCGAGCTGCCGCCGGCACTCATAGGCGCGATCGAATAGGTGCAGACGGGCGCGTCAGGGGCCGCCTGGGTCACTGTGTAGGTCTTGCCGGCTATCGTCGCCGTACCTGTTCGCAGCGCCCCAGTGTTGGCCGCGACGGTCAACGTCGCCGTACCATTGCCGGTGCCTGTCGAGCTCGTGGTGATCCAGGAGACGTTGCCCGCGGCCGTCCACGCGCACCCGCCGCCGGCCGTCACTGTCACGCTCAGCGATGCCCCTGCCGAGGTGAGGCTGGCCGATGTGGGGCTGATCGAATACGTGCAGCCCGCGCCGGCGCTCTGCGTCACCGTGTAGATCTGGCCCGCGATCGTGATTGTTCCCACCCGCAGCACACCAGTGTTCGCCGCGATTGTGTAGGCCGCGGTGCCATTGCCCGATCCGGTCGAGCTGGTGCCGAGCCATGACACGTTGCTTGTCGCAGTCCAGGCGCACCCATCGTCTGCGGTCACCGCCACCGAGCCGCTGCCGCTGCTTGAGGCAACGGAGTCGCTGGTGGGATCGATCGAGTAAGAGCATGACGGGGGCGCCGGCGCGTCTCCCTCGCCGATCAGCCGCAGCGAGGAGGAGGTTATCGTGGATCCGTTCTTTTTGTCTTCGAGGATCCATACCGCCGTCGATGGCGGTATCGGTACGTTGATCGTGCAGCCGCTGGCGCAGGCCTTCCACTGCTGCGTCTCGGATGCAAACAGGAAGGGCGTGGAGCCGGTGGCGTCGGTCGCGCAGGATTCCTGGCGAGGGGTGCAGAAGAGCTGATCCGGCCGGCCGTATTCCGCCAGGCCGAACCGAACCCGGCGAGTGTCACCCGAAACGCCGGCGCCATAGACGATCGGCACATTTACAAAGTTGGTTCGGTCAATGCCGTCGGCCGTCGTGTCTGCCGGCAGCTGCGCGGCGAACAGGTCATCTCGCAGCCCGTCGGCGTGATTGATTTCGGCGATGCCCCATTGCCCCGTGGGGTCCGGAATAATGTTGCTGAACTGGTATTGCCGTGAGGGCCCAGTCAACCCAAAGCCCAGGTTCCGCTGCTTGGTGCCGCCGGCGTCGTCGGTGTCGATCCCCTGCTGCACCATGTGCGCCCCGGATCCGGTGTAGGCCGCCACGCACGGGTAATTCGTCGCGTAGCTCCCGACGTGGCATGCCGTGTCTGTGCTCGCGCCAGGCACAACGATGAAGTAATCGCCCGCTGAAGATCCGCCGCGGCATTCTCCCGCGTGCAGAGCCCAGCAGGACTGCCAGGGTGTCGCGTCCGATACGGCCGATGTCGGCGAACTCACGTCTTGCAGGAGGGTATAACCGGACCAGGCGATCGGCGGCGAGTACTTGTAATTCAGCCCGCCGTTCAGAGTGGTGACTTTGTAGACGCTGCTCGTGCCGACCACCAGGGCATACGCCATCACCCCGCTGCGGGAGTCGGTTTCAGCGGGGGCTCCTCCGCTCGGGTTGTAATGGAAAAAGTTAGTGAGCCACTTTTTGCGGCCGGCCGTCGCCGCCAGCTGGTGGAGCGACGGGTAAGACTGCGGCTGCAGGCCGCCAGCCCCGACGCCGGTAAACGACGGGTTGCCAAAATGCGTGTTGTAATCGGTCCCGATCTGCGTTGCGAACGGGATGTTATATCGGCATTTTCCGCCCTGGCAAAATGTACTGCTGCCTGGAGTGGGGCTCTGAGTGGGGCCGTCCGAGTGGCCAGAGAAGATGCCAGGATCCCCGAGCCAGTTTGTCGCCTTCGTTACATCGTCCCAGGAGCCGGCGCCCGGCGAGCATCCAACGTCGGGCGAGTGGTCGCAGCCAGCGCCCGTCGGCATCGCATAACCCTTCCAGCCGCTTTCGGTGGTCTGCGCGCCGCCAATATTCGTCGTCACGCCGCGAATCCAGGTGATCTGCCGCAGGTGCTTAGGGGCTCCCTGGTCCGCGCCCACCGTCAGCGCGACCATCATCTCCCCACTCGTTTTGAGCGGATTGATGACCATGATCTGGTCATTGACCGCCCAGTCTTGCAGGCAGGCGTCATTCGGAAAAAACGGCGAATCGCTGGGGCAGGGCCACTTCTCGTTCTCGTACGGATGCCCGCTGCTCTGGTAGGGCGCCACGCTGTGCGGGGGCTCCATGTTCACCGTCACGCAGACCGGAGTTGCAGCGTGAAATATCCCCGCTGGAATTGTGCCGCAGTCGTCGGCCGGCGCTGAAGGGCTCATGGAGGTGTCGCTGGTGAAGCTGGAGCTCTTAAGCATCGTGGCCACACCGGCCTCCCAAGGCCCCGCGCCCATCTTGGTGGGCGATGAAGAGAAGTTGCCCACGCCACCGATCGGGTTGCCCACCAGGCCGAACCACACATCGTTTGCCGTGGTCGTGTGCTTGGCCGTCCAACGCAACCCCGGGGAGCTCCAGGTATCCCAGGACTTGTCCACTGCGCCGGTCCCAAGGTCGAAGCTGTGAATGAGGGCGATCGATTCGGAGTTACCGCCAGCGCCCACCTGGTTGCTCATCACGAGGCCTTTGCCGGCCACGATCCGCTCCAGGATCGCTCCGTGGAACAGCGAGGGGCTGAACTTCGAATCAGCCGCAGTGATCGCCGCATCCATGTCGACGAGGGATGACCAGGTCAGGCCGGTATCACTCCAGGGCGGCCCTCCAAACCAGTAAGCGGTCGTGTCCTGCCCGGGCAAATAGCCCGCGGAGACATTCGGATAAAAAGAGTGCTGGTAGGACCGATACCGATACGTGCCGGCGTCGTACGTGCCGACCATGATGTTACTGCCCTGCTGCAGGTAGATTTTGTTCCCATTCGTGCCGTCGAACGGTCCCTCGACCGCACTGTACCCGCCGCCCGTCAAAAACACCGGCGCGATCAGCCGGCTCTCAGCCGTGGCGGGAATCCACAGGTACAACGCCTCCGCGTCTCCCTCGTGGCTGATGCCCACGCAAAGATTCCCGGCAAGATCGGAGCCAAGCACCGTCGTGCCATCCGCCGCGTAATGGACGGTCACCGGCACCTCGTTACAGTGCCCTGGAAAGCCCTCTGCTGGCTCGCCGAAATTATCCGAGATCTTGTAGTCGAAGCTCGCGCTGAACTGCACCGTGCCGCCCGGGCTGCTCGCATCAATCCACATAAGCAAGCCCGCGCCGACGCCTACGATCTGCGTGTTGCCCAACGCAGCGCCCCATCCATTCCAGTAGGAGGCCGCCGTCGGGTGCGCGTTGTCGGCCGCGTCGGGCCAGTTGGCCGCGGGGTATTGATTGCCAGAGCCCGCCCCGGGCGCCCCAAGGGTCTGGGCCGGCGTGAGGCAGGTAGCCGTGGATGTTCCCGCGGCGCTCGCGATGCAACCCTTCAGGACCGTGCCGGCGGCCGCCGCCCCGAACATGGTGACGCGGATGCCGTCCACGCTTTTCTTCGGTTGCCAGCCCTGCTGGACTACTGGATCGTTTGGGAAATTGCCGAGGTCCAGGAATAGCCAGCCATCGTCGCCGCCGCCGGTGTGCGCAAACGACGCCACCGTGCCGGCGTTGCCGCTGATCGCGTTACTCGGGCTCGACCATCCGGATCCGACGGCCGACGCGAACGTCTGCCCCGTCCTGTAGTAGCCGATCCACCCCGGGGCCGTTACCCGGATCCAGAGCGTGCCAGTCATGCGATCGATATACTTTTTGAACTGGTCGACCCAGTCGATCCTGGGCCACGGGTAATTGCCAAACCGGGTGGCGTCGAACGGGATCGGATGACTGTAGCCGTCGCCGATCGGCTGCGGTTTGGTGGTGAAGGTGATTGTGCCGGTATCCAGGCCCGACCTACACGTCACCGTGAAGACGATCAGGGAATTCGACGGCAGCGGCGCCAGGTCGCCTGGTCCGGTCCCGAGCTGAACGGTTACACTCAGGTCCGGATTGCTGACCGCATACACCCCGGAGACATCCACCGCATACGGCGTGCCCGTGGGCGCAGCCGTTGCGCTGTAGACCGGCGACGTGCAGACCGCATGGGTGACCGCGCCCTGCGAGGCCGTGATCGGTCCCTGAGTTACTGCGATCGTGGCGGCCGACGCGATGCCCGACGCCAGAAGCAGAGCAAGGATTTTCATTTATAGCTGACCACCTGGAGCCGCTGCACAGTGCCCGAGCTTGAGGGATTCGTCGCCACGTACAACTTTGTCGGCGTCATTGCCGAGCCCGAGACGGTGGTGCCCACCACATCGTTCCAGAGCTCGATCCAGCTGCCATCGGTCCCTGACACCGACCAGCCGCAGTGCATTTTGCCGGCATCCGTTCCGCCATCCAGGTTCTGGCCCACGGTCAACCTGAAAGCCATCAGCGTGCCGTTGGCCGGGATGATCGTGGGCGGCGTATAGCTGGCTCCGCTGTAGGTGTGGTCGTTAGTCCAGCGGGCGGCGCCCAGACCCAGCGCCAGGGATACCGCGCCAACGCCGCAATCGAAATACTGAGTTCCATCGGAAAACCCAACACTGGCGCCGGGATAGTTGCCGCCATTCAACAGCGGAACAACCCAGAACGTCCGCGCGAATGGAGCCGTGGGAATGGCGATGCTCTTGCCGCAGATCTCATCTCCCGAGCCGACCTCACTGACGATCGTCAGCGCGCCAGTGTCGAACGTTGGCGTGCAGTGCGAGCCGTTAACCGTCGTCCAGTCTCCCGACACCAGCGGAGTGTAGGGCGATCCGCCGCCGCCGCTCATTGAGGTTTTCACGCCCAGCGAGCTGACCGTGTAGAGCGTGGTGCCCTCCACGCATAAAGTGAAATCGTATTGCAGCATCGTGACTGGGTCAGTCTCCGCGGTTGTCGGGCAGGTGCCAGTGTGCGAGGAGATCCGCAGCGGCCCGCTGCCGGTCGAGATCGAGGAGGCGCGTATCGGATACGCCCCCACATCGAGCCCGCGGCCGACTACTGTCAGGGTCGAACCGTCGTCAGTGATCGGCAGGCCCGAGGGCGTACGCGCCACCCAGAGCCCCGCAGTGCAGTCCCAGACTTTGCCGGTGCTCAAGACCACCCGCGGCAGCACGCGCTCGCTGGTGGACACGCAGGCCCCTTCCGGATCAGTTGCAGCGTAGTCCTCAGGGGCGCCCACCCACACGGTAGCGCCCGAAAGGTGCGCCGACTGCCGCTGGCCCGTTGCGCCGCGAGAGACGCCTGCCGCGAGGCTTCTCACCCCGGTTACGGTCATCGCCTCTGAATCAATCACCAGCTGGGTGGCGCTCTGGTTGGGGGACGCCGGCGACATCCTGGCCGTCGACGCGACATAAAGGATTGAGTCATTCACCGCCACCGCTTTAGTGAGGGTGGTCGAGGTCATGGTCCGCTGGCCGTAAAGGCCGGCCGACAGTGATGCAATCAGTAAAAGAGTTTTCATTGTGCTGCTTCCGGTTGCTGCTGCTGCTGCTGTGCTTGCTGCGCCTGCGTGGCTTGATCGGCCTGGTGCTGCCGGTCCTGGGTGGCCTGGTCTGCCTGGTGCTGCTGGTCAGAGGCCTGGGCCTGCTTCTGGTGCTGGCGATCGAGGGCGGCCTCGATCCGCGCGATATCGGCGCGCAGCATCGTCACGCCGTCGGTCTGGCTGAGCTGAGCGAACGCGATCGTGCGCTTCGTCTCCTCCTGCATCTCCACGATTTCCCGCTTGGTATCGAGCTCGGCCTGCTTGGTGACCAGCTGCGCGTGCAGGGACTGCGCGAACGATTCGGTCTGCTGGAGCTGCTGCTGCAGCTGCGTCATTGCCTGCTGGACCTCGGGCGGTATAGGCTGCTGGCCCTTCTGCGGCCGCAGCTCCGGGGGCAGCGTCTTCTCGTAGCGATCGGCGATTTCCTCGTTCCCGGGTGCGTCGAGGTTGCGGAACAGAATGTCCCCGGCCAACTGCATGAACCGCGGATCCGCCTGCGCAATTTGGCTGTAGGTGTCGAACGCTTCCTTCCTGGCAGAGGCGTAGCTGCGTCCCGTCGACACCGCATACTCGCCAAGCTCGATCTGGTGGTGCACCATCTGGCCGGTCACATCGTCGTGGTAGGGCTGCGGCGTGTTGACCTTTACCATGCGCGTCTTGCCGTCCTCGCTGCGCACTGCGACTTCCTTCTCGCCGCGGTCCAGAACTTTGATCAGCGCGAGCAGGATG